GATATGTAAAAGCTTCATCTAGTCAAAAGTCTTTGATTGAGTCTTGGAATAAATATGTTATTGATAAGGTGTTGATAGTATAAAAAAATAAAAAATGAAATGAAAAATAGAGAATATGAAATTAGTAGAAAGATAAAAGAATATGAAATGAAAATAACTAAAATGGCTGGCTATCTTGCTGATTATTATATTGATAGAGCAATAGAATCAGATGATTTTTCTAATATTTCTAGTTATTTAATAGATTATTTTTCATCAGCTTCAGTAGGTAAATCATTTGATGTGGGTTATTTGGTGGCTAAATATAAGGAATATGAACTAAATGAAAAAATAGAAGATATTGATTTTGATATTAATGAATGGTACAAAGTTAAATATGATATAGAACATAACGCTAAAGAGCTAGATACTGAACAACAACATGTTATAACAATGGATCAGGATGAATATATTCAATATATGATTGATAAAAGAAAGAAAGAATTAGAAGAATGATAGCAGAACAATATATTCAAGAGGGTATAAGGATAAGGAAAAGTTATATTAAAAATTTAAAAGAGATTTTAAAGCAAGAACCAATTATACAAGATAGAAAAATTAAATTTCAAGAATTACAAAAAGAGATGGAATCTATTGTTAATTCTGATTTAAATGATGTTAGAAAAACTTTACAACTTAATGAGAAATTGATTATTTTGGATAAGGAAATGAAAAATGTGCAAGATATTATAAAACCTTTTCATGATAATATAGAAAAATTAAGAGATGATAAAGATAAATTATATTTGGCTATTAAAGAAAAATATCCTAATATTACACAACAAGAAATAGAAAAAGATATAATGAGTAAAGTGGAGGAATAATTATGAGTAATAGTGGTAGATATTATATAACAGATCCTAAAACTGGTAGAAAATTTTGTGTTGAGCCAATTGGTGATCCACATACAATTTGGGGTGATATTAATCCAGCAACAAAGGAAATAGAAGGTGATTATGGTGATAAGTATAGAGGTAGTATAGATGAAAATGAATCAATTATTACTGAAGAAAATGGTTATAAAAACATTGTAGATTTAAAACCTGGTGAATCACCTGATAGTTATATTAATAAATTATTAAACCAACAATAATTATAAAAATAGAAAAACTTCATTTAAAAATATAACTATATATAAGTAGTTCTTTAAAATTATGGGGGTGACTTGGCATTGACTGCAAAGTGAAATAATAAGATGGCAGGTATCGCATTGTCTAATTAGCGATTAATAAATTATAGGTACAAACAATAAATGGCACAGCACATACGCACATCGTTGCTTCAAAATCTACTTTCTCAGTTGCTGGAACTGTAGTAGAGAGAGAAGTTTCCGTTGCCTAAAACAGCAAAACCAGAAAACCTTATTAGATTACTATTCTTAGGTTAAGAAATGTATTGGAATTTTATGATTATCCATCAGAACAAATCATATATTTTTGATTATTTTAGAAAAAATAAAATAAACTTGTAGATGTCTTTTAAAGATTTTGTAACACCCGAACTCGAAATTCGGCACCTCCACTAAAAATCAATCCCACATTGGAAAATGTGGGATTTTTTGTTTATGGACATAGTTTATTTTATATATAGAATAAAAAATTATGTCAGAACATATTTGTAATATTTGTAATCAAAAATTTGATAATCATTCATTAAAAGCTAATCATATAAGATGGAAACACAATGATCAGAGTAATTATATTAAAAAGATATCGAATGATAAAAAAAGAAGAGATGTTATTAATTTTGGTGAAATTAAAGAATTTGTAGTTTCATGTAAAAATTGTTGTAAAGAGTTTCTTGTTAAAGAAAGAGAATTTAAGTTTCCAAAAAAAGAAAAATATTATTGTACAGTATCTTGTGCAAATTCAAATAGTCATAATATTCCACATTCTCAGGAAACTAAAGATAAATTGAAAATTATTGTTAAAAAATTATGGGAAAATGAAAAATATGCTAAAAGTCATTTAAGTAATCATAGATTTTCAAGTAAAGGTGAGCGTGAGGTTAGAAAAATTTTAAAGGAAAGATATGGTAATAAAAATGTTTCATCACATCGTATGGTAAAAATTGATAAAATAAAAAAGGCTGTTGATTTAACAATTAAAGATAAAAATATTATAATTGAATATGATGGTATTTGGCATTTTGATAAAAAAATATATGAAAAATTTGGAACACCTGAAAAATATTTTGATGTTATAGAAAAGGATATTATGGTTAAAAAATATTGTGAAAATAATAATATTAGATTATTAAGAGTTGGAGATAAGCATTATTTACACAATAGACGTAGAACGATATCAGAAATAATAGATTTTATAGAAACATCAACGTTATATTATAAAGAGTTATATTAATTATCAGCTTTTTTTATTTTATATATATTATATGAAAAAAATGAAGCATATTAAAAAATTTGGCACGAAAGATATTTTCCAAGTTATGATGGTTCATAAGAATGATATTAGGAAGTTAGAATTGCTTATAGACGATTTTAAACACCATAATATAAAATTTAAAGTTTATGAGTCTAAAAAAGGTGATAGAAATAAAGATTTTTATTATATAATATCAAAAAGCTTTCTCGGTTTAGAATATACTTTTGAAGATGATGATTTAGAATCTTATGGTGAAGAAGTTGATTATGATGTTATCATAATATCAAAAAAATATAATATATGAAAATTAAGTTTGCAACATTTAACGAGAGCGTTTCTAATTTATCAAAGATTAGAAAATGGAAAGTATATGATGAAAAAAGAAATCCTGCTAGTGATTTATATTTTATTTATGATTTAAGTAAAAAAGAATTAGGAAAATATTTAAATACTTGGTTTACTGGTATTGTTGCAAAATCAAAAGATGGTGATAGGATATATAGAGATGAGGTTATAACTGTTAAGAAAGTTGATAACGAAACTAAACAACATTTGTGTCACAAACAATATAATCCAGTAACAATAACAATAATGTGTCCTACTGGTGCAAGATTTAAACAAGATGAGGCTGGTAATGATTTATATGAAATGAAAGCTCAAATACACTCAATAGATGATTCTTCGTTTGGTGTTTGGTGGTCAGATTATTATGGTAGTGGATTACCTTTAGATAAGTTGAAAAAAATAAGAGATAGAATCATGTATTGGATTAATTTGCATACTGAACTTAATGGTGAGCAATTTTTAGATTATTGTATTAGTTTAGGTGCATCTGAAGAAAGTAAGGATTATAATTAAAATGAATTATAAATTTTAATATATAGAATAAAAATAAATAAAAATTATGGCATTAGAACTTTTACGAAAAGATGCAGCATCAGGAGCAACATATTATGGTTATGCCGCAGCAGGTACACAAGATACTGATCCATTTTGGTCAATAAAAAAAGAAACGATAATTGGTTCTGTTACTAAATATGAATATCCTTATGAATCAGGTACAACAATGGCAAATGCATATCCAGCTATACAAGTAACAGGTGTTAATTATATGAAATTGTCTGGACTTATTTGGGCAAATAGAGCAGTATATACATATAGATAAAAAAAAATAAAAATGAAATATGAAAAAATTTAGTTCTTTAAAAGACGAGGTTAAAACAAAATATGAATTGAAAGATTCATTAAGAAATGAAATTTATTCTTTGGTGGAAAGCTCAATTTCTATTAAAATTTCAAACGAAAATTCTTTAGATAAAGATATTGAACTTATTGGTAAAGAAGAATTGGTTGAGAAAATTAAAACTTTAATTGATGATGTTAGAGTTAAAGAGAGAACATTAACATTAGAAACTGTTAAAGCAAATGTTCATAGAAATTTTGATATGAAATGGTTAAATGAGCAAATTAATAATTTGAAAAAAGTAGAAGAAAAATCTGACGTTGTATTAACCGAAAATATCAAATAACATGGAATTAAAATATTTAGAATTTAATAAATTGGTAGTTGTAGATACAGATGATGGATCAGAACAATACTTAAATAAAGAAATTATAGGGACAAAAATAGAAATTGGTACTACTATAATTGTAGGTAATATTGATTTTAATTTAAATTATATAATTGAATCTGATCAAAACAGATATAGATTAATTAATTCAAATGCAACACTTATAGTTAAGAAGAAATAAAAAAAAGAGGCAGTTGCCTCTTTTTTTATTTAATGGTTATTTCTGTGTTTTGTTTCTTTTCTTCTTTTAATTTTGGAATTGTTACATTTAATATTCCATCTTCCATTTTTGCAGAAATTTCTTCAATATTAACATTTTTTGGTACTGAAAAATTTCTTTCGAAGCTTGATTTGTAGAATTCTCTTCTGAAATAACCATCTTTTTCTTCTTCTTTTTTATTTTCTACATTAGAAGAAATTCTTAAAACATCATTTTCTAATTCGATTTTTATGTCATCTTTTTTAAATCCTGGTGCAGATACTTCAATAACATATTCATTTTCAGTTTCTGAAACATTAGATAAACCTTTTGATTCAAATAAAGATGGTACATAATAATCAAAATCATTGTCGAAAAACCTTTTTGCTAAATTATAAAAAGGATTTTCACCTTTTGTAACTAAACTTCTATTCATACTATTCATATTATTTTTTTAGGGAACATACCCTTATGACTATTAATATTCAATTTATATACCATAGTGCATTTTTGAAATAATGTCATATAATTATATATGATTTTGTCAAAATGTCTCATAAAATATTATTTTTTGACTCATTTCAAATAATATATAACATATGAATAAGTTAGATATAGTTAAGAATAAGATTTGCACTATTGAAAAATATAGTAAAGATGCTGATAAAAAAGTGGTTTTTACTAATGGTTGCTTTGATATTTTGCATTTAGGTCATGTTGAATATTTATCCAAAGCAAAAGATATGGGTGATATATTAGTTGTCGGAGTTAATTCTGATAGTTCTCCATATTGGAAAACAAAGGGTGATAATAGACCTATTAATAACCAAGTTGCCAGATCCATGATAGTTTCAGCGTTAGAATTTGTAGATGTGGTAATTATTTTTTCAGAAGAAACACCTTTAGATTTAATAACAGCAATTAAACCTGATATATTAGTAAAGGGAAAAGATTATAAAGAGGAAGATATAGTTGGATATGATGTTATTAAAAAATATGGAGGTGTTGTTAAAACAATTGAATTAACAGAAGGATATTCAACTACTGGAATTTTAAAAAAATTATAAATTATATTTTTTTACATCTGCAAAATATGGTATATTTTTTTTGTTACCAACAATTTCTAATATTTTGTTTTTAATATCCTGGTCAGCAATATCATAAAAATCCTTACCGTTTTTTTGATGAGAAACATTAGCACCTAAATCTATTAATTTTTCAATTGCATTCATTTTTCTGTTAATTGTAGCTAACATTAATGGTGTTAATCCTTGATCCGTTTCTTCTAATATTTTATTATCTGCAAATTTCATTAATATTTCAATTATTTCTATTGATCCTATATAAGATGCAATCATAAATAATGTCCAATTTGCTTTATCAACATTTATATTGTCAAGTACTGCTTTAAATGCTAAAGTTTCACAAGATCCAAAAATAAGACCATTTATATTTTTTATTCTATCACTGGGGCTAATTTTATTATTATTTAGTAATTTTATGAGCTTTTTAATATCATGTTCAACAATTATATCTATAAAGACTCGTTTGGATTCAAAATAATTAATATATTTCATGTATTTATATATTAAATTTTTCTATAAATTATAATTAGACATATCTTTATAAATATCAAGAGATTTTGGATTATCAAGAAATGAAATACCATTATATCCAATAACTAAACCATATTCATCTAACATCAATCCCATCTTTTTTGCTAATTTATCAGCATCTAAATCACTTTTCAATAATTCTAATTCATCTATTGATTCAATTTGCCAGAATCTTTGATATTTTCCGCTGTCACTTATATATTTTTCTAATGGTTGGCTTGTATCTGAATCAAAAATACCCCAACCTTGTTCTTCTGCTTTTTTTGAAAAAAAGTTTTGAAACCAATCAACGAAATATTTAATTTGATTGTAAGGATATATAATTTTTTCATTATTTGTATTTTCAAATCTTTTGATATATTTCATATAATATATATTAAAAAAAAACCTTCATTTCTGAAGGATTTTTTTAAAATTTAATATTATCAAAAAGTATTTGTTTATACTCCTCTGGTAAATATTTATTATCTAATCTTGTTAGTTGTCTTGAGAATTTAATATTTTCGGTTATCTTGTCTTTAAAATCATCTTCTTTATTCTTCTTATATATTGATAATACATCACAAAGATTTTCTATAAATTCATCAGAATCAAAATCAATATCTTTTGGATATTTTTGTTTGAACATTGAAAAAACAGTTTCAGCACCAACAGCACCTATACCTTTTGTATCTTTTGTGAGTTTAGCCACACTGATTATATTATCGCCAATATCACCAGATACTATCTTTTTGAAATATGATTCTTCTGGATTAACAGGAACTATTTTGGCTCTACTTGTTAATTTATCAAAATAATTTATAAAATCTATATCGTAATTCATATCAAAAATATCACCTTCTGTAGTATCTTCTACATGTTTTAGAAATATACTATAATTTTGAGGTACAAATAATTTTTCGTCTTGAAATTTATGATTATAAATCATGTTGATATAGTTATCAGTTGTACTAAATTTTAAGAGTTGATGTAAGTCTCCATCGTTTGATAATATTAAATTGGAATAGCCTTCTTTATTTGACTCTGTTACAATATGTGCAATTATATCATCACCTTCAAATGGATCAATTTGATATGTTAAGCAATTGTGTCTTTTAACTATGTTTTCTTTGAATTTGTCAAAAGTATCAAATACAAATTCCCAATCAATATCTTCCTCTTTTTTCCTTTTACCTTTATATTCTGGATATACTGATTTTCTCCAACTTTTTTTGCTATCTGAAACAAAATATATTAAATTGAACGGATAAGCATTTGTTATATTATTATAATCACTTAATAAAAGTGTTTCTAAATCACCGTAAAGTGTTTTTAATTTGTGTAGAATGAAAACAGAACGATACAAAACGTAATTTCCATCTAAAACTAGCGAAAGATTAATCATATTTTTTTATTTTATATATGATAATTTTATTGATTTGTTTATTATTGATAAAAATATGATAATTTTTTAGAGTTGATTAAAAATAATATATAACATAAAAAATGATCACATGAAAAAATTTAATGAATTTATTGATAATGATTTTTTAATAAAAAATTTAATAGAAGATGCTGAAAATACTAGTTTACCTGATTTGAAATTAATTTCTCAAAGGGAATCATATAAAAATATTATTAAAATTGGAAAATCCACCATTCCATATTTATTAGAGAGAAATAATATAATATGGGATAAGGCTCTTTCTGAAATTATAGGAGAAGGATTAAATTCTTTAGAATTTAATACAAAAGAGAGAATGAATTATTGGAAAAATTGGGCAATAAAAAATGGCTACTAAAAAACATATTGAAGAATGGTTTCCAAATATAGTTGGAAAGAAATTTAAAATTATTAAATCTAATTTTGATTTTAATTGTGTTGCATATACTTTAAATATATTTGATGATTATATGTGGACAACGGAAAAATGCTGGCCTTATCAAAGTGTACCTAGATTATTAAATGTTGAAAATTTTAAAAAGATGTATAATTTTTATGGATATGAAGTGTGTGATGATGATTCTTATGATAATAATTATGAAAAAATTGCATTTTATGCTAAAAATAATATACCAACTCATGCTGCTAAACAATTTAATAATATTTGGAGAAGTAAAATATCAAATCTTATTATTGAGCATGAGTTAGATTGGTTGTGTGGTTATACACAAGATGCGTATGGTGATGTTGTTTTTATTATGAAAAGAAAAATATAATAATTAATTTACTATGTATTTCATGTGACTAGCGTGTGGTAAATTATCAGATCCAATATAAGTATAATATATCTCAATAGATTCTAATTCATTTGGTAATCTGTTAACAGCACCAGTTGTTTCGTTTACTGTTAATTTTTCTTTGTAATTGAATTTAACCGCAGGTTCTTCACCTAAAACAGTTTTTAAACCCAATTTTATTTCATTTGCTTTAGCTTTATTTAAATCAATGTTTTCATATATGAAATTGTTGATTATTTTTTCTTTAAATATTTTTAAATCATCCATTTTGTTTTAATTGTTTTTTTAGTATATTATATATTTTAAAAGTTTATTTCTCTTTCTATTTTAATTGCATAAAATGGTATAAAATCATAAGTATAATATGAATTAGACATTTTTTCGTCTTTATATAATTTTATATCAGGTATAGAAAAAATATCAATTTCTAAAATTACCCATTCATCAATATTCATATCAAATTTTATTATATTACGATATTTATTTTTATAAAAAAATCTTTTTTGGGTGCAAAAATCTATTGCTTCAGTTAAATTATCAGTTAAATATAATCTTTCTAAATCATCAGAAATTATTTTTTGTGTTTTTGTAGTTAAGCCAGTTCTTTTTATTTTTTCATAATATTGTTTTGTGGTGGAATGAAATAATCTTTTTTTTGTTTCTTTTGGTATATCAAATCTTTTTTGAAAGTATATTAAAAACTCATCATTTTTAGAATTTAAAATATTTTTAATTTTTATATCATTTTTAATATCTATTAAATTTGATATGAAATATCCAGTAGTATTAATTATTTCGTATATTTTTTTATCAAAAATTTTATGATTATTATCTTTTAAATTTATATACAATTCAACATATTCATCTTTTTGTATAATGTTAAAAATTATATTATTGTAATTATTTAAAAATTTTTTTAATTTATCTATAAAAAAATCATATTCTACGGATATGATCAATCCTTCTTTCATACTTAAATGAAAAAATTTATCAAAATATGAAGCATCATCATTAAAGAAATTAAATTTACGTATCAAGATTATTTTAATTATTTTTTAATATATTATCTATATATTTTAATTTATCTCTCCTATTTAATTTGTTAAGTTTTATTTTTCTAAACTCTTTTATAGATGAATATTTAAAATCAACATAAAATAATTTTCCCATTGGTTTAGCTGATGGTTTAACGGTTGTTAAATCATTGCCTATTGTAGTTTTAAATAAATTTTTAAATATTTGCATAAATTTTTATCTTGTTTTTAATAATTTTTTCGGTATTATTGAATTTTTATTATAATTTAAACATTCAGATAGTTCCGTAAAATAATGAAATTTAATGAAATTCCTTTATTCTACATTTTGATTCATCATTCTTAGAGGACCTAATGGTTTACTCTCCTGATGCGTTAATTCGGGTGAACTCAACCCTATTTTTATCTTTAACCCCTCATTCTTGATATTAATTGCTGCATTTATATCCCTATTGTGTAATGAATTACATTCAGGACACAACCATGTTCTATCCTTTAATGTCAAATCATC